TGTCTGCCGGCGACGCCCATGCACAGTTTCGTATGCTCTAGCTGTCCAAACTGTGTCGTACGTGCTAAGAAAGTCACAAACAGGTTGAGGCAAGCCTAACCGAGCATACAGGCGGTGTTGAATCTTGAGATGTTCTGTGGTTTGATGGCAATCATATGCTTTTTGATCCGCTGATGATAAAGACTGATTGCACATCTCAGCGAGCAATTTGATCTCCTTAACCAAGGGAGATAGACTATCGGGATTCAAATGCTTCACCAGACCTGGAAGGTGGTGCAAAATTTGCTCTAGACTCCACATATAGGGACCGAGGTAAGCCAAAATCTCATCTGAACAATTTATGATGACTCGCGTCTTCATTGGCTTATCCAGGTCAATCAGATAGTTGTAAAGCTCGCGCTTCACGAACATCGTTGCGTCCCGTTGAATGTCTGCAGGTGGATAGTACTGATGATCCACACATCGACCACCGCGCTTATTCATCTCCAACAATCCGTGCTGAGCTCGTCGAATGAGCTTCGCTGGCTTGCCACGAATGAAATCATCCCAAGCCCACTCAATCTTGATTGCTGGAGGCAGAATCTCATCTATTTCACGATCCGTCACGACCGGACTCAAGTCAGCTGCAGGCATGAGTCGCTTAGTGATTGCGGTGAGGAGGTTCTGATTGCAAGGCGATGGACAAAAGGGTAAATGATGAGGCAACGCGGGTCCAATTCTGTGAATATAAGATTCATGACATGATAAATCATAACCACACGTTGTCAGGACCGCATGATTCACTTTCATTTTACGGCGGCCCCTGAGTTTAAACCGACTGCAGAGACAGGCTTCCTTGACATTCCGTGCACCCAGGATCCTACGCAAGGTCCATTGGAGCAGGGCCACAGCTGCGAGAACTGGACTGAGAGAACTTGCACATTCTATTGAAGACCAGCCGAAGTGAATTGCCAGATCTCGCAGATCTTGTCGATTTTGAAAGAAGCACAATGCATTCTGATAAGCTGGCCACATACTTAAGAACCAATGAATGAAGAAAGATCTCTCCGTCACTGGACCCCAACGTTGTGGCCATTGCAAAACTGTGGCTGAAATGTAAGCGAAACCAATTGGTAACAACCACACGAAGAGAGCATTCCAACTGACATGGAAAATAAGACGAGGAATGAATCGGGAGAACCGAAACTTATACAAACA